GTGCCGTGCCTGCCGTGCTCAGCGTCGTACCGGAAGTGCTTAGGGTAGTGCCGGCCGTGGTGAGCGTTGTCGCCGCGCTGGTGAGCTGCGCCGTGCCTTGAACGCTGCCGGCGACGCCGCCGATGCCTGGAGCGCTGTGGTTGCCCGCAATCCCATGCGTGCCGGTGAAGATGCCGGCGAGCGAGCCAGCGGAATTGCTCGTCGATAAATTTGGACCTTGCCCGAAGAGCCAACTCAGCACGCCCGAGGCCGTGCCGTTGAACTGCATCAACTGCTCAAGCCAGTTCGCCGCGATCTGCTCCATCAGGTGCTTTGCGCGATTCTGGATGTAGCTACCCGGGTCGCTGAAGAAGCTGTCGAGGTTGTCGGCGAGCTTGTCGCGCGTCGCCTCCGCCTGCTTTTCCATCTCCGCGTTGGCAAGGTCCGAAGCCGCGATAATCTGCGCGTCCGCCTGCTGCTCGCTGATGACCTGGTGGTTTAGATCGTCTGCGATTTTCTGAATGCGGTCGCCGTAACTGTCTTCGATCTGCTGGTTCGCCTGCTGCCATTCGGGAAGCAGCAGCCGCGCGGCTTTTGCCTCATCCTGAATCGTTTGCTCCTGGACCTTTTGCGCATACGCCTGCCGCTGGTTCTCCGCGTCTTGCTGCGCCTTCGTAATCGCGTCCTCGAGTGCGGCGGCGGACGTGAAGCGACGGGAGTCGAGAAGGCTCAGGCCGGAGACGTACTCTTCGTACGCTTTGCCCATCTGTGAAAGATGCTGATTCAGATCGGCGTCGATACGCGCATATCCTTGCGCCTGCTGCGCCCCGTATCCGGCATCGATCTGGCCGAGGCGAGAGTAATACTGCTCCGTTTTTTGCGCCTCTTCGTTTTGTTCGCGCTGATACTCAACCGCCTGCTGCGCGCCGCGCTCTTTCTGATCGGCGTCGAATTTGTCCTGGAGCGCCGAGACTTCCGCCCACATCTGTTGGTAGGAAACAAGGCCCTGCTCATACGCGCGTTCAACTTTCTCCTGCGCCTGCTCGGTTTCCGCGACGTAGAGGTCCGCACCCTTTAGCCCAGCATCAGTAGCCTCGTTGCGAAGCTGGATGATCTGCTCAGTTGTCGCGCGCTCAAGAGCTACGCGTTCGCCCGCCGCCTGCTGATCGATCTGCCCGTACTTGGCATCGCGCGATTGCTGGCCGGCGTTGGCCGCGTAATTGGGAACCTTTACGCGATCGCTTTCTGAAACTCCTGCCGCCTTTTGCCGGTCGTACTCGGCCTGCGCGATGTCATGCAGCACTTTCTCGGTCTCGCGCAGGTAGGATGTCTCCTCCTTCGCCTTGTCGATCGCATTCTGCCGAAGCGCGTCGATCTTGGTTTCACCCTGTAGCGCTGCCGAATCGTATGAGTTCTGCGCGTCCAAGTTTTGCAGGGTCAGTTCGTGCTTCTGCGTGAGCTGGCGGATCGCCTCATCCTGCTGGGCTTTGTAATCGTCTGCGAGTTTCTGGTCATCCTTCGTGCTGAATGGAGGAGGCGACTGCTTCGCGAAATTGTGGAGTTGCTCGGCGGACTGATATCCGCCCGGCCCGAGACTGACTCCGCCGAGATACTGAAGAAAGCCGCCGCCAGGTTGGTCGGCGCCGGCGGCTTTCTTCTTCGCCTCAAGATCGTCGATTTGTTTATTGGTCTCTTGTAGAAGAATGTTCGTTGTTTCGATCGATGCGGTGTCGAAAAGTTTCTGACTGGCGGCCTGCGCCGCTTTGAGGCGATAGTCATCTACCGCCTTCGTTACATTGAAGATGCTCTCATACACGTCGTAGGCTTCTTTCGCAAGCTGTACGAAGATGCCGATTGCGCCAACCGCGACGAGCGCTCCGCCGATGCCGTTCAATCCGGCGACAATGGCCTCGTTTTTTGAAACGATACTTTCCATCGCGCGCGGCACGCGCAGGCCGAGTTCCTGAAACGCCAGGCGAACGCGCTGGATCGGTCCGCCCATTTCATCCACTTGCTGTCCGGCATTTTTTGCCGCTGTGCCTACAGAGCCGAACTTCGAGGTCAAGGCCTCGGTCGCCGTCGTGTTCGATTGAATGGCGGTAAGCAGGCTCTTTAGAGTGCTATCGAGCTGAGTGCCGGCAGTTCCGGCCTGGATGGTGGCGTTCTGAAACGCGGCCATCTTCTGAGTCGTACTTGAGAACACCGTGCCAGCGGCCCCAACCGTCGTGTTTAGATTGGAGATCTTCGACTCGACGTTCTGCACGGCCGCGGAAGAGCCGGCATCGACCACGCTGATCGTTATTTCAACTGTCGAGTTGTCGTCTGCCATCTACTTCTTCCTCGTGAATTCAGCGCCGCACTCGCGGCATGACGGCGAGAACTTCGATTCCTGCCGAGTGCCGCAGGCGCCGCACTTGGGATGACGCGATTCAAACTCCCGCTTCGCCGCGGCCAGCGCGCGCAGTCCTTCGAGTTCATCGGCAGTCAGCCGATCATTCGAGGCCGCGCCGATTTCGAGCAGGTCTGCCAGCCAGAGAAGGAATTCGCCGAGCTTGTAATAGCTCGGAGAGAGCATCCGCTCCGGCACATCCATCATGCGCGCGGCGGTTTCGTCATCGACGAAGTCGAGTGACCGCCGCACGCACGCGAACGTGAAGCTCTCTTCGAGCAGATCGAGAACGGCCTTCTCGATGCCTTCGCGTTCGCGCGCTGTGTCGATGACGGGCATTTATTCGGAGACCGCTTCCTCCACTTCCGGCAGCGCGACGCGGAACAATTGCTCCGCCGCCGCGACCTTGTGGTAGGCGTCCATCGCCGCGACGATGGCAGGCTGCCCCGTGAGGGGAACGCCGCTCGTCTCGTAACCTTCGACGTCCTGGATCAGCTCGTCGTAAATCGCGATCAGATCAGGCTGTGCGCCGCGCCAATGGGTTTTGCCGTTGCGACCGCCAACGACAACCGATCTGGTGATCGCGCGCATGTAGCGAAGCTGATGCTCGACCACGGGGACCGCAAAGCGATGGATCAGGTTGCTGAAGCGCAACGTGTTGCCGCTTTCATCGCTTCCCCACAGGGCCGCAAGATGAACGTCCTCGGACCCCATCGCGAGAGGGTCGTTATCGTCGGGCTCGACCACCGTCACTCCGGTGAGGACGTTTGCGACTCCGATCTTGTGCGAGGCATGAACCTTTGCCAGAAGGTCCGGGGTGAGTTCGACAGGACCATCCTTGTAACCGTCCACGCGAATCGCGACGGCGTCGAAGAGGTTCATCTTTGCGCGGCTGTTGTCGAACTCGCGGACGGTTTCACGTCCCTTGTTTTCGGCGGTCGATATGATCTCGCTGAAATACTTCCGCCACTGCTTGTCGCTCACCGCGGCAACGGTAAATCGGTATGGATGCGCGCGATCGCGAATGGCGATCACACGCTCGCTGGATAGATCGAGAGATTTCAAGGGAGAACTCCTTCGACGAGATTTGGCAATGCCAGAGGCAGCCGCGAGCTGGTTTGCCGTTGGCTGCCCCACAAATCGCAAGCGCCGGTTATGACGCTGTCAGGTACGCGGCGAGCGAATTGATGACCGAAACGGCAAGCGCCGGATTTCCGCCCTGCGCAAATGCGGAGGTGTCATCCAGTTCGAGGTTCCAGACCACCATGTTTTGGCCGCTCTTGCCGAGCTTGTTGGCTTTGAACTTCGCGGAGCCGGCTTCGAAAACGAGCTGCGCTGCCGCTCCGGAGTTGATCGTCCATTTCAAGTCCTTCAGCGTATCGCCGAGGAAGGCACCGTTGATGTCGTCGGTGTCCTTCGCCGCGATCACCGACTGGATGTTGAACCCGAACACGCCGTGACGCATAAACACGCCGTTAAGACCGCCGCCTGGCGCGGTATGGTTTTCGACTCCAGTCGTGATCTTGAGAGTGGTCCCAAGATGACGACCGGTGATATCCACGGGAGCGCCAACCGGCCCGATCGCAAACGCGCAATCGTTGCCGAGCAGGTACTTCGCCGCGGTGTCGATTGCCGGCATTGCAGCGATCGTGTGCGCCGCGTAGCCACCTGTTCCCATCAGCGTGACATCGAGCGTGCAGGCGCCGCGCGCCGGAATGGTCAGCGTAAGATCGGAGAGCGCCATGTCCGGATAGACAAAATGCTGGTCCTGCGTGTCTTCGACGTAGATCGTCGTGCAGGCCTGCTGAAGGTCGGTCTCGTCGAAAGTGAGCGCGTGAGTATAGGGAGACGCTTCGCCGGTGGGCGTGTCGATTCCCATCGCCAGCGCCAGCGCCCAGCCGATCAGCCATGAATCGGCTTCGGCTTTGAAGGCGAACTTCGAGTCCCAGCCGGTGAGCTGGCCATCGGTTGCGAACTCGGTTCCTTTGCCGGCCATCGCCTTATCGCTGCGACGCGTCGGCGTCATCTCAACGGCAGAGCTGCCGTCGAATCGCTGCCTGCGGAGCAGCACGGCATCGGCGAGCGCCGTTCCAGCAGCGGCTTGTTTGTTGGCGCTGAGTACCAGATTGCGCGCCGAAACTCTCTGACCTGCAAATGCAACTGCCGGCATAGTCTTTTCTCCTTGTCTCTAACCGCCCTAACTTATCCGTTAATACCGGGAAACTGCGCGATGCCAGGTACCGCGGCCGTCGTGATGTAAACCATTCCCACGATGTCTTGAGGAAACGGGTCAATGCCGATCATGCGGATCGGCTCGCTCTTTGTCTCGCCATCGCTCAACACCAGGCGCGCGCCCGCGATCTGGGGAAGCATGAGCTGAACCAGCGCCAGGGTGTCGTTGCGCTGGTCCTCTTTCGACGTGAGATTTTCGGCGGCACACCAAATCTCGAACAGGTGGTCCACGTCGTAATTGAGCGCGAGGTTGTCATGCTGCTTCGTGAAGCGAGAGCCGATATAGCGCGTGCGAATGCCGGGAAGTTGAATGACCAGCTCGTCGTTGTCGCCCAGGTCTTTTTCGCCGAGCGGCTGTACGTCGGCGCCATCGCCGAGCGCCTTTTCCAGCAGCGCGAGCAATGACTGCTCGACATCGCCCGGAAGGAATTGCAGTCCGCTGCTCATGCGCTCACCCGCGGCGGCCAGGACCAGCGGCCTTCGCCTTCTTCGCCGTGAAACGAATGCTGTACAACGAAGTCGATGCCGAGATCGTTGAATACCTTCAGGTTCACGCTACCGTCATCGTTTACGCGGATGACGACGGCGGGAAGCACATCGCCGATGATCGAGCGCGCCACGCGATCGGCGCGATGGATGCGGTACAGGACCATGCGAGAAGGAGTCGGCGTCATTGCGGGACAACCCTCCTGGCAGGGAGTATGTTGGCATCACCTTCTTTATGCGGTCCTCCGACAATCTGATCGCCCATCATCACCACAGAACAGCCGCCGCATTCCATGCAGCTCACGTTGAAAATCATCGGCCCTTTTTCTTCAAAGACCGATTCCGCGCCGCAAGCCGGGCAATAGAGCTTCATCGCGGCCTCCGCATCACATCGCTCACCGCATCCTTCTTACGCAAGAGCTGATTGATGAAGCGATCCAGCTCTCGCTGGTCTTGAGGATCGAGCTTCCGATCGAACAACGGCTTCAGGTGGTCCGGGCGCAGATCGCAGCTCACTTCGCCTCCAGCCCGGCGTTCTTCGCCTGGAGAACCATGAAGGCGCGCACTTCGCCGGCGATGCGAGCGGGATCTTCCGGACGGAATACAAGGAAGGGACGCGCAGGAATTACGATGTGGCGCGTGAAGCCGCCGACGTGGACGAAGCTGACTCCGCTCGCTACCTTGCGAGTTACAGTCTGATTCCGGCCAGCCTTGTTGACGATCGCTTCTTTCCGGAAGGCGTCGCGGGTGCTCACGCTGCGCGAATACTGATAGGGCGCGACGCTTTGCGTTCCATCGAACCCGCGCTGATGCACCGGCGCGTATTTTACGTTCGTGCCGATCGCAACCGTACTGCCCTGCACCTGGGCGTTGATCGAATTGATGAGGCGCCCGCGACCGATCAGCAGCTTGTGGCCGGCAGTGTAATGACTCCAGCGCAACGAGTTCTTACTGAGCGGAGCCCAGCCCGGACCTTCTTCGGCAAATGTGCGCCGAATGCTCACGAGCTGGCCGGCACCGATCGTAGTCAGCAGCTCGCCCCGTTGCGCAACGCTCGCGCGAAATGCGCCCAGGGATGCAACCACTCGTCCGGCATCGACTTTGACGGAGATGTCCATCAATCGGAGATTTTCACCTTGATATTTTCGGGGCCAAAGTCCGCAAAACGAGTGGACTCCACAGCGCGAGCGATCGCTCTCGCCAGGCACTTGATCTGCGTGTTGGCCTCCCCTGGTTGCAGCGCGGACTTCACGCGAATCGCGACGCGGACATCGTAATCGCCGTCGTATGCTGTCACGCGAGCGCCCAACGTTACTTCTTTTGTTTCTTCGTCCTTACTCGTCATGCGAAACCTTTCAGGTCGTGCTCATTGAAGCGTGGGTGCGCATTGCCCGAAACGACTGCCGATCCCGTCGAAGTCTGCGGCGTCTGCTGCGTGCCAGGCTGATCGATCGAGGCTTTAGAAGTGCTGATGTCTTTCAGCAGCGCCATCGCCTGGTCGAAGCGATCGTGGACCGTGTCCGACATCTTGGCGTTGCGGCGGCGAGAGAACAGCAGATAGACGGCGATGTCGAGGGTAAGCGCCTTCACCACATCACTCGGCTGGAGCGGCGTCACATAACGACCGCGACAATACGAATCGACGCGACCGCTCGCTTCTTCGAGAACTGCGGTGACCACGTCGGCGTTCACCTCGCCGCTCTTCGTATCGTCGGTGAGCTGAACCAGTTCGCTCTCCGTCATGCGAAGAGGAACCAAATCGTCTTGTGTCGCATATGCCATCGGAAGATTAACGTGGCGGATCGCTGCCGCCACCCAGCCTCCGGCGCAACCCGGAGTATTTGCGGTGATAGCCCTTTATTCCTCGACGTGGCCCGAATCGAGCAGCGGCGCAGCTTGTTCGTCGGTGAGCTGAACCGTCGATCCACGGTCGTAGTGTTTGCCGTGATGGTGAACGGGATGTACGACTTTGTATCCCGAAGTTGTCGTCGGCGTGCTGTCGCCCTCCGATGCCGCGGAGTCCTGCGACTTCGCCCATTTGGCGAAATCGACAAAGAACGTTTTCTTTTGGTTGGCGTCCAGCGTGTCGAGAAATTTCTGAACGTCCTCGATCGTCTCGACCTTGTAGCCGCGCGATTTGAGAAACGCGACGTGTTCAGCGGTAAATACTCTCGCCATCTAAGTCATCCTCTCTTTGCTACGCCGCCCGGCCCGGTCTGCTTTCGCTCGCCGAGCCGGGCGATTTTCCATTTATTGGAATTCGTGATAACGCCGCCTTCGTTATCCTTCCGCAGGCGGAGCTACCGTCGCGTACGTCGGGGCCGCCACGCAGTTGGAGAACACCTGGATTGTCTCCGCGCCCGTTGGCTTCATGTCGTAGTACATGTCGGTGGACATCCAGTCCTTCTTGGTGGAACGGTGCGGGTCAGGCCATTCCAGCGTTCCGTAGCCTGCGACAGTGTCAGGAGCGCTGGTCCACACAAATGTCTTCACTGGCGAGAGGTCCATCTGG